AACAGAAAGGCCGTCTATCTCCGAGCCAAAAGTTGACCGCGAAAGTATTCTGCCGGCATATATCAGACCCGGTTTTACCTCGTTCTCTTGTCCTGCCCCGAGACGGTCATAATAATTTCGTAAATCGCTCTCTCCGGTTGCATTAAGTCCTCCGGGAGCCTGGCCAAGGAACCGTGTTGCCGGAATATCTGAAGCAGCGGAAAGTATCTGAAGGAAGGCTATTATCAGTCCTTCGCCGACCTGGGCATTGCTTGAATAATTTTCAATAGAGTCAGTTTCATCCATCAGCACCCCGCGAAAATTGGATGCCGTTTGCATGATGCTATGAAGCTCGTCTATTATTTCATTGCCCCTATTTGTTGTCCTCTTCGCCCGTACATTTTTACTTTTAAACATCATAATGCTGAGCTTATGGAGAAGGTGAGAAACGCTCTGGCGTGAGCCTTTCGCGTCTTGTATTTCTCCATAGAGACAGAGAAGGGAAGACTCTCCGAACCCAAGCTTATTATTCCGAGAAAACATCATTGCTTGCCCAAAATAAGGCTGTTCAAGATATCTCCCTGGAAAAATCAAAAACCTAGACCTATGGACAGGCTCTCCATTTATCACATAGACTTCTGGGCGATTATAGTTAGGGGATAATGGGTTTGTTTCAATGTTAGCATTTACAACTCGAAAACTTGGGATCGCTCGAACGAAAGCGAGGTCACCTTGAGAGATGCGATTGATATTTACCGGGTCGGAAGATTTTGCTTCCTGATCTTCTTTAAGTCCGAGGAATACAAGTCCCCCGCCATAAAGCCTCTGGTAAATAAGAGCCCGATTAATTTCACATTGGAGATTGATCGCTTCTTCCGCTTCTTTGAGATCGTTTAACTTGTCAGGATTGGCAGAATCAGAGGTCCATTTCCAGCCCTCCCGCGTCATGTCGTCGGCGGGAATGTTGACTATTTTGTTCGCCTCCCACCGAGCCATATACATATTGTACCAAAATTGATCGTATTGATATCCTGTAAGGCCGAATGGGGTATTCTGATTATTGTAGAGAGCGCTTCCGGGAAACGGAGATCCAGTTGTGACCGATTGGGTAACATCGCAAGAGGAGCCCATGCCTGAAGAAGCTTCTTGTCCTGCGTCCTGGAATCTGGCTGATGTTTTCACCCATATTCCGTCTACTTTTGAGTATTGATCAGACACTATCGGTTATCCCGCCAAACAAATCTCTATATATTTGGTCTGCCATTGATTGACAATCGCATTGGTCATCGTAATCGTGCGAGTCGTCCTCGCTGAATTCTGCATGCTCATCTATAAACGCTGGAACAAATGTTCGCATCTCACTAAATTCAATATCTTTTCTAGGTGATTGCCAGTCATCTTCAGGTATCATGGTTCGCCCGTGCTTTATCGCCGGGAGAGAGTCTTTAAATCGTCTCACCTTATCAGCGTAAGGCTGCCAGTACTCAACTGGTACGCCTTTTGACTCAAGATCTTGCGCAACGCTTGTACCGCTAGCCTTGTCCTCGATGTAAACCCCATCGATTGTCGATATCTTATATTGTCCGTCAGCGTATACTCGATAAAATTTTTCGAGCAGTTCAATAATATCCGGAGTTTTCCAGATCCCTCTCATCTGGTCATAAAGGATCAAACCCTGCGAGCTATACAGCCAAAGCTGAAATACGGTATAGTCAGCACGTTTGTTTTTCCCGTAGCTCGTGTCTACCGTGATGAATCCACTTACTACATGCTTTAAATCGTCGCCGCTCCACCTTTGCCACCAATCACGTTGACAAAGATTGCCTCCCGGCATAATCGGCTCTTGTTGACTTTGTGCATAAAATGTAAATGGGTCGATATCTCGCAGGTTATTCCAGTCTTTTAAACTTTTACGCTCTTCCCAAAGAGCCTTGCCGTTATCCTGAATACCCTTAAGTTTTATTATCTTCCAAGGTCCAAGAAAATTATTCTTTTTTATCCACCCTATCAAGTCATTAGGGTGAAGCCGCTGCATGATGATAATTATCGGCGTATCGCGGCTATTTCGTCTATTTTCTAGTGTCCCGGTGAAATAATCTATCACCTCTTGCCGCCGGGCTGCGCTTCGTGCGTCAAGTGCCTTTAACGGGTCATCAACAATTAATGCCCCCTGAAACCATGGGCTCATTCCCCCGGCACCGAATCCTGTTGCCGGACCACCTATACCAGGGGAAAACATCTTCCCTCCATGCGTAGTTGTCCAGTTTCCTTCCTTGTCTTTATCCCCTATGCCTATTCCTGGGAATATTTTTTTATAAGCTTCAGTTCTCATTATTCTGCGGACCATATTCGAATTTTCATTCGATAGATCGGCCGAATAACTTGATAGGATAAACTCTGATTTAGGGCTTAGTCCATAACTCCAAGCCGGGAAAAGTTGACTCACTGGAAGAGTTTTACCGTGCCTTGGAGGGATGCAAATTATCAAATACCTTGTAAGTCCCGCAAAAACTCTTTCGAGCTCATAACATATTTTTTGAACATGCGGAACCGGAATAAAATTTATTCCTAGCTCTGGGCAAATAGCCTGCCCGAATTTAATCAGTGGGACATAAGACATTCATCAATCCATTCCCCGTTATCCCATACGTCGATAGCGAATTGTCTTTTTCCGCACTTCTTACACACCCTTTTTACCTCGTCGGGGTTGGCCTTTATGGTCCACTCGTGCGCGCATGTGTCATATTGTGCTTGTGTCTCGCTCATATCCCCTCAATCTCCCTCATAGCTTCTATCTCTTTTTCGTACAGGTTATGGATCGCCGAAAAAGATGGGTAATAAGTCGCCAGCAACCGGGAGAGTATCAAATCACTCTCCCCTCCGGCCGGTATCACATGGAGCTTGTCAAATGCTTCCATGTTACTCCTGAGGAGGAATTTAATTGTCGAATAGTTGGAGCGGTATTGTTTTTTGAGGTGAAAAAGGCAATCGGCCTTGGCTTGGTCATGGGTGATGTCGGCAAATGGGTTGGCAAGCGAGATGGAAGGGAATGAGAGAATGACAATAAAGATTATTAATTTATACATTAAATCTATCATTTTTTAAGATTTTTTATTTCCCTTAATTAGTCTGTTAATTTTATTTATTTATGTCTCAAATTAATAGACTTTAGTTTTTGGTTTAATTTGTATCATTCATTTCAGAAAATAGTACGATTTATAAATTCTATTATTTTCTGATTAAATATTTTTAAAATAGATTACACTATAATTTAAATTATTTTCTTTTTGAACAATCAGAAATTAATTCAAACTATAATTCAAACTAATTTGTAACAATCTTTGTTTAAATTAATCTCTCTTATAGTTTCTATTAATTTGTGTCAAAAATCACAGAAATTAGTTTCTCTTGTTTTCTTTATTATTTTCTATTGATGATATCATAAAATAATGTGTGATTATTTTTTATACTAATTTGTCTATGAACTTTCAGAAAATAGTTAGAATTATAATTGTCATTAATTTGGTTGATCATAATCTTAAATTAGCTGAATTTATAATTCAAATTATTTTCTATCATTTTTGATTAAAATTAACCATTAAATTTGCAATCCTTTGCTTTTTGACTTTCGGTTATGGCTTGGTGCATGGCCCCGGCTTTTTGTTGCGCCCCTGGACCACAGAATTCTTTTATGATAGCCCCTTTCGGCTTGTCGGTCTTGCTGCCTTCTTTCTTGGGATGGCCATGAACAACGGAGTAACAGTCCGGGCCTGTTTTTTCAATCGTCATTACTCAACCTCAATATCGACCGCAGCATCCCCGGTGCGCATCATCCCATGCGCCTTTATGATTTCTTCGGCAGCCTTGGCAGGGTCGTGCTTGTAGTTCACCTCAAGAGGCTTTTCGTTATTACCCTGCCACGTACTCCGGTCTGTAAATCCATGGTTGCTTTGAAGCATGAGGGTGGATGTCTTGTTATTGTATCTGTTTTCCAGACCACCCTCAACTAGATCGGTACGCTGACATTCCATCAAAAATTCAAGAGCACTTTTTATCGGCTCTCTTTCTTGCCAGGTATAAATGGTGGATCTGTTGACACCAAACATAATACAAAATCGAGACAACGTAACAGGCTTTTCGTTTTGAAATCTTTCAAACGCAAAGTCCCTTATATCTTGCGCTACCTGTTCTAATTTTGCGTCAGAATATGACATTTTTTTATGTCGGTGTCCATTTTTATAAAAAAATTTTACAATTCTCGGATTATTTATTATAGTATAATAAATAGTCTATCTTTTGACAACTTTTGTCAACAAAAAAATGCACAAAGGTGACAATATGCCGATTCAGATAATTCCAAAGACTACGGAAATAGCTACCGGCTATGCCGATCTTTCCCACTCTGCCGGCCCTACTACTTTTCGGGTTGACGGTACCCTTGGAGGGGGAGAAGAGATTATAATTAATACTGTAAATTCAGATGAATCCGATTTGCCGGTTGTCGAAAATACCGTTGCAAAAGTACTCAAACTCGATAACACCACGGTCACCACCTGGTCTCCTGCACGATTTAGTTTTTCCAAAACCGCTACCGCCTTACCGGTAGGATTAATCATGGATAAATTTGGATCATGAAAGAGACTATTTCTGAAACCATTGGTCAAACCGGCCTTGAATCTTTCTCTGAATCAAAATCAGGTGATTTGATTCCTGATGTTTTCGTGGAATCTCTCGATTTCTTTGATTCGGAAGAATATGAAATAAATACACAATATCTTCACCTTATAGGTATATAATATGGCAGCTGGAAATATTTTTATTCGTGAGGCTAATGGTTCTACTCCGGAAACTTACGCTACCGGAGCAGGAACAACTCCAGATCCTAAAATACCTGGATTTCAACTTATTGATCCATCAACCCTTGCCCCACTTGAGCTTGACGATTCATATGGCAAAAAGGTGATGCCTATTCACATAGAGCATCCACATGATTTATTTTTCAATTGCCATTTGGCTTTTCAAACGGCTACCGTACAAGCCTTAACCGCTGCCGCAACAGCCAATACTTACACTCTTCAGGTTGCTGATAGCAGCGGATTTGCCCCTCCATGCACACTGTGCATTGAAGATCCTGTTAACTGTGAGGGGGATAATATAAAAGTTATGTCCCAAAATGCTGGAATCATAACTTTGGCACGTCGTCTTGATTTTAACCATTCTATAGGAATTAATATAAGAAAAGTTACCACAAACATGTGCGTAAATGGCTCTGTAACTCCTGTTCCCTTTGTTTTTAAGCCTATTTTGACCGGGTGTATAGTCCATGTCGAAACAATTAACTGGTATGTAAAAACTCCCGGTGAAGCTGCCGATTCTCTTTTTGGTGGCGGTCCAGTTCTTCCTAGAGGATTACATATGCGGGAAGTTAAAGGTGTAACTCCTAATTATCGAACTATTGGCATGTTTAGATCAAATCAAAAATTCAGAGTTTACGATTATCAGGTAATAAGTGGAGCTCGGGCAAACCCTGCCGATTCATATTGGCTCTGGGCAAAAATAAATCTGAGAGAACAGAACGACGGAATAATTCGTCTTGTTGTCGCTGATGGTGATTATCTCGAAGTGCTTGTCCAGGATGATT